AAGCAATTCCTTGGAAACCTTAAAAACTGCTGACGAAACTCTGTATGAATTAATCACACCTCTGGACAGAGCGAAGTTGACATTCCCTGTAGAAGCAAGTTCTGCACGAATTACACCTACATTGGCTGTGTCGTCAGCCATCAACAAAGGAAGTGGATTGCCTTGGCTAGTGTTAAGGATACGGCAGAAAGAATCCATGCCTCCGTATTCTAACATTGCCTTCTCAAAGCCAATGAAAGCTCCGGTCAGAACTGAGTGTCCACCGTCAGCTACTGTACCTACAGTCTGATGACGGAAAGAAGTTGCCATGTTGCTGGTGTTGATATTCAGTTTTAGTTTGTTTGCAGAACGCAAACATTCTTCTGGCACATTTTCTCCAGCGTTACGCAGCAAGAAACCTCTTACAGCTTGATTGCAGTCGTAATCTGAAACAGCAGAAGATCTAAGTTCTGGAGCAAACTTAACTACTGGTGCTTCTTCTTCTTTTGGCAGCGACAGAAATCGTTCTGCTGTGTCGATCTTGCTCATCAGATCTTTTTGTGCATTGTCAAGATTGTCCCAAGTCGCCATCTCGTCAACTGACATAGCTCTTTCTGACTTCTTGACTTCAGCAGCCATATCGGTCATCTGTGTGACAACAGCAAATCTTTCTTCTCTTAATTTCTTTGATTCAAAATAACTCATAATTAACCTCTAATGAATAAATGGTGTGTTGCACATTTACTCACTAGGGAGTTTTTAAGACTTGGCTTACTTGTGCTTGATATTATGTATCAATCACAATCCAAATTTTTTAATAGATCAAGTGATTCAAATGTTGAAATCTTTTTTCGGTCTCAATCCATAGCTTGTATTGTGATTGAATTTCTGAATCTACTGATCTTACGAAAGCTGTTGCTAAAGGATTGCAACCTTCGTTGACTGGACCAACTTCGTACAGATCGCAATCTTCTATGTTTGCAATGTGTCTGTGTTGTGCGTCTTTAGAAAAAGAGATTTTTTGTGGGACAAAAGTAAAGCTACTGCCTTTGATGATTCCGCTGTCAATCTTAGCTTTTACTTTTTGGTGATCTGGATCTGCCGGATTAAATCTAACTCGGTAATTCAAACCGTTGCTGTCAACCCATACTTTGGCAGAACCTAGCTCAGTAGATGCAAGAATATGGTTTTTATCATGATTGTATCTGACTTCAATATTTCGCCCTGTTGACAGACTTCTGTTGAATGCTGTCGCACGCACAGTCTCATACATGCCTTCTTGCGGGACAAAATAAACACTATTAAACAGAGAACCTACGCCTTCAATGTGCTGACCGTCTTCTGACAGTCTAACTTTTGTTTCGATCATTCGTGTTTGCATTAATTTAACTCTCCGGCTAATTGTTCAACATCTAAAGTCTCAATAAATTTCTGTCTGTCATCGGCAGTCGCAATCTTTGCGAAAAGTTCGTCCGTGAATACTGCCGAATTTTCAAAGGGACTTAGACTCTGAACAAAGATACTTCTATGATTGCTAATTTCGTCCTTTGACTTTGCAACTCTATTTAGCAGCCTGTCTAAGGTTAAAATTTTCATTTGTTTAAGTCGTTCGTCTTCTGGCTTGTCTGTTGGCTTAACTTCTTCTTCTTCTACTACTTCTGGCAAAGCAGCAGCTTCTGTCGTTACCTTGAATTGATCTTGCTGTATTTGCAGTTGCTCAGCTTCCATGGACTCAACTACTATATTTGCTGGTCTACGCCATTCGTCTTTGTCGTTTTTGTCCAAAGGCATATTGATTCTTGCCCGCATTTCCTCAAAGGAGATAATGCCATTGTTGAACTCACTAATTAATGTTTCTGACTCAGTCTTGGTCTCAATTTTGATCAATGATTTACGATCAAACTCAATATAATGAGTGTCGTTATGCTTAGCTGATTCTGTCAAAAGCTTAGACTCACACTCTTGCTCAAATTGAACTAACCAACAGTCAATGTCTTGTAAGAAAGCTGTTGATTCAGACTCTAATGACGAATAGCTAGTATTCTGTTTGCTGCCTAGCTTGCTTGCAGGTACACCAATACAGTTTGCTACGACGATTAAATCATATTCCAGATTTTCGATAAGCTGCCCAGCGTCGTTGGTTGATGAATATGGAACTACTTTGTTGCCAGCAGTTAAAAATGCTGGTGCCGAACTATTGCCAGCGTTGTGTTGTTCTGTCCATAGTCGTCTGAACTCAGCTACCTTGGCATTGTCTTTGATGTGTGGAGCCAACTCGATAATAATACTTGGCTTGCCATTACGGGCAAAGTATTGCGTGGCGTGTCTGTGTACAGCTAGACCATACCCGTAGGCGTTACTCAGAACATCAAGCAAAGGTACGCCAACGATGCCGTTTAGACTTAGACCCTTGATATGCAACACATCAGCAGGACCAAAATTAATTTGCTTGTTGTTGATGGTAGTACTGTAATTCAAAACCCCAGCTTGGTAATTGATCCAAGTGTGTCGGGAATCTAAAAGCCACAACTGTACCGGGGTCCCGAATTGGTTTCGCTCAATATAAGAAAAAGCGTTTCCGTAAATCAAAGCATTGCTCAAAAGTGAATGCTTGAAAGTGTAGGCTGTGTAAAGTTCGTGTGGTTGTTTCAGTAACAGCTTGTATGGCGTCAAAGCCGTAGCTTTTTCCCGACCGTCGTCTGTGTATCGATAGATATGGAGCGGGATTTTTCCAACTGCTCCAGCTACTAGATTTACGGCTCGGTAAACGGTGGGATTGCCAAGAATACTCTCAGCACTGATATTTACGCCACTGTAATTGTTGGCGTAACTTCGGAACAAATTGTCAAGATTGCCGCCATTAAAGGTGACACCTTGCGAGCGGGTTAGTTTTTTTGTTAGCCAATTGATCATGCAGTATTTAGCATTGATTCCGCTATTTTTAAAGCAGTAAACCGAAAGGGCACATATCTAAGTCTTGATCTTCGTAGGCTAACCAATAGCTAAGACCAGTTATTGCCGCTGAGACCCCGTCAATCCTACCCTTTGACTTCAGCTTGTCCAGCATTACTCGTTCTTGGTTGTCTGTTCGTATCGCTGTGTTGCCCAGACAATAATTCATAATTGCGTGATTGTTGTGGCGTATTCTGTGGGCAGTTATGAGTTGTTCAAAGTATGCTGTGGGCTGAGACATAACGGATGGCGACTGATTCACCTCGACCATGTTCAAACCGTACTCTGTATCTAGGATTTTGACAGATTCCTGCAAGGCGTATGGGTCATATCTGACTTCCGTAACATTGTATGTTTTGCAATCTATAAGAATTTGCTCCCTGACCTCTGCCATATCTATCGCCGTCCCCTCAGTCAGGGTAATCAAGCCTTGCTTTTCCCAAGAGAGATACGGGACATTATCTTGGCGTTGTTTTTGTTCAGCCAAACATCTGACGCTGAAGAATCTAGGCATCAGATAGATTAAGTTATCTTTTCTGACAGAAATCATTACGCAAGTTAAGTCCCACTTTCTGGATGCGTCGATAGAAATTATTGCCTCTAAACCGTGGAGATCTTCTTCGACAAAGTCTTCGTAATTCTCTTGCCAGAGAGTTGTAGGTATCCAGTTTTTTGCAGAACCGTAGAATTGGTTCAGAAACAAAGTTCTGAACGCAGCTTCCTCGTTAGGCATATTTTTTGCCTTGATATATTCATCACGATAAAACTGAATATCTACAGTGTGCCCGATACTAGGATTTACTTTTGTCCAATTGTCTTCCAGCGTCCAGTCGTCGTTTAGATCTAGGGCGTAGACGATAGGCAATATAGTGGTGTCTATTTTTGTGCCAGCTAAGATCTCTTTGCAGTAATTGAAAAGCTCGAAACCCAAATGTGAAGTGTCGAATTGTGCTGTACTGGCGATAAAGACAATAGCAGATTGTCCCTTTGCTTTTCGGGACATAATAGATTTGACTAAGTTGGTGTACACCTCTCTGTGGTGTGCTCCCCAAGACGCAATCTCGTCCATAACAATAAAGTTAGAGTCAAAGCCTTGGCAAGCGTTAACGGAAAACGGTAGGACGATAAATTTGCTACCGTTAGATTGATTTTCAATTCTCATTTGCGATCGGCGAACCCAGAAGTTCTTCTTGAGAATTTCGTTTAAGTTAACTTGGTTACAGCTTTCTGAGAAGCAAATATCAGCTTGTTCTTTGGTGCCAGCAACGCAATATACTTCACCACCTTTTTCTTTGGCTAGATGATATGAGCAAAGGGCACTAGACAGAAAGCTCTTACCGTTTTTCTTAGGTATCCATAGCTGGCAAGTTGAAAATCTCATACCGCCAGAAGCTGTACGCCAACCGTATAGTGGCAATATTACTTCCTCGTACTGCCAATCTAGCAATTGAATTTTTGTGCCACGGTCTTCATCCTTAGAATTGCACAGAAACTTCTCGATATACCTTTTTACTTTGAGGGGTTCCTCTTCACTGAAGTAGCAGCCATCGGCTACAGCTTGACGGTCACTGGCTGTTTTGATGAGGTGTTCTGGGACCATTATTCTCCCATAAGTGATTTCAATATACTTTGTCTTTCGTCCAACTTGTCAAACTTAGCTATAGTCTCTTTTGACATAGTCCTGTCTCGATGATCTTCGCATATTAAAAGCATATCTGCTACGCATAGATTTCTGCAAATAGTCAATAGGGCGTTTTGTGTTTCCATTTTTATCAATCTCCAAAGAACTCAGTTAATTCCGTTGCTTCAATTTTCCCTGCGTCTTTTTCTGGCGAAAATAACATCTTCGACAGTCTTTGCATATGAGTCATGGCTTGACTTTTGATCTGTACAGCAGGATGTATTTTGATACCAGACTTTTTACCGTTTGTGTCGGTATAGGTACTGATCGTCAATCCATCTCTTAGTATCTCGTCGTTTGCTCGTCGGTACTCGGAAGCAAAGGAACAGTAATGTGCAAGCGTTTCATACAGGAACCGATCGTCAAGATTTACGTTGTTTGCGAACTGTGCCCAGTACTTTTTTGCCAAGGTATCAAGCCATAACGGCAGTTGTTTTTTATTCGCCTTCCCCATTTTTCTCCTTTACTGTTGTCAGATACATTCTAATTATTTCCCGGCAAAACATCTTATATGTTGCAACGCCGTTAAGTCGGGCTTGTTGCTCAAGTTGCCTGATTTCGTCTGGATACATTGAAAGTGAAAAGACCGTAGTCTGACTTGTTGATTCTTTTTTTCTCATAATTATTCCTTGCTGTTCCTATTTGAAAAGAGCATATTTGAGGTCGAAAAACACGTAACTGTCGGCTCCGCAGAGCACACTCAGCCATACCTCAAATTTCAGGGGCTATATACCTTCTTTTATGTAGGGAGGGTCATCAGGAGGGTCACCCTATAAGGGTGGGTATGATAGTGCCCCCTACAATCCTTCAAGCATACGCTTCTTTGCTTGCGGCGACATAAGCTTATAGAGTTTCTTTTCGTATCGTGTCTTAACTAAGTCCTTTGCCAGCACTGCCTCTTCTACAGTCATACCATTGTGGATTCGTGAGTTGATGGTGTTGCGACACACCCCCTCTAGGGTACATATATCTGTTATGTTTAATGTCTGACCTTTCCATTGTGTGTATCTCATATATGTATAGTAGTGTGGCAGCCCACACTTTTAACAATAATACTTTTTATTCTCCGTCATATACTGCCACGCATGGGATCTTCTTGTAGAGCTTACTGCCTGCACTGATACAGGTGATCTGTAGGAAGTACAATTCATCAGGCACCAGTACCACGGTATCCTGTAGAGTACCTTGGTATACGCCTCCTGTGGTGTGTGGCATACTTATATTTAAGGCACCTGTCACAGCAACGTCTGATTGCGTAATCGTAAACGTTACAGTAGCAATAGTGATGATTCCTTCAGTTGCACTATCTGTCACTGGACCAAAAGAAATTATATTGTCACTATCAATGTATATTTTCTGCATTCTTAAACTCCGTTATACGCTTTTGCGTTTATTTGTTTTCTGACAGTTGTCTTTCCATTAATGAATTTTGTGTTAGATGATTTTGCTGAAAAAATCGATCTTGTTGAAATATTTCCAACCATGACGATTTGCCGAAAGAAGCCGCAAACAACTCCGCCAGTAGCTATATCGCTGCTTATGATTCTGTTGATTGCAGAAGAGCCACAAACAACTCCACCACTTGCAATGTTGCTACTTACGATTCTGTTGATTACAGAAGAGCCACAAACAACTCCGCCAGTTGCAATTCTGTTTCCTTGGGTTCTTACAATTGCAGAAGAACCACATCTAGCTCCACCAGTAGCAGGTCTACTACTTCTAACTCCAACAATTGCAGAAGAGCTACAAACAACTCCACCAATTGCAATGTTGCTACTTACGATTCTGTTGATTACAGAAGAGCCACAAACAACTCCACCAGTAGCTATTCTATTGACGATGATTATGTTTATTGCAGAAAAACCACAAACAATTCCACCAGTAGAAAGAACTAATTCTGTTTCTGAGTTAAGAGTTATGCCACCACAAACAATTCCACCAGTTGCTGTTCTATTACTTATGATTCTGTTAATTGCAGAAGAGCCAGATACGACACCACCAGTTGCTGTTCTGTTACTTATGATTCTGTTGATGGCAGAAGAGCCACAAACAGTTCCACCAGTTGCAGTTCTGTTACTTCTAATTCCAACAGTTGCAGAAGAGCCACAAACAACTCCGCCAGTAGCAGTTCTGTTACTTATGATTGTATTGATTGCAGAAGAGCCACAAACAACTCCGCCAGTACCAGTGTTGCTGCTTCTGATTCTATTGATTGCAGAATCGGAATTCGTCTGCATATAGATATCACCGCCAAGGTCAACAGCGTAAACATTGCCGGTTTGATCGGTAGTCATACCACGCCATTTTCTAGTAGTCTGGTTCAGTACAACGAAGTCCCCTGTTCCACCAGTCTGCATATAAATATCGCCAGTATGGACACAACAATAAATGTTGCCGTTTGCTGTGGAAGTCATTCCGATCCAAATT